CTTCCATCACGGCTACGGAGGCAACGCCAAGCGCTCAAAGGGGATGCTCGACTCCCAACTCGCCGCCTATCAATATCCCGACGCAGACATTATCTTCCGGGGTCACACGCATCAGAAGTGGCACGATCCGTCAAACGTCAAGCAGAGGATCATGCCATCCTCGCGACGGCTCTACAAGCAGACCTCTCATTACATCGCCACCGGGTCGTACAAAGACGGCATCGGTGACGGCCAGTCCGGATGGGAGGTTCAAAAGGGCTTCATGCCTACAAGACTGGGCGGGTGGTATGTCGACATGGAAAGAAGGCCAGGCATGACCAAAGGGACGCATATCGACCTGACAGTCCGGGAGGCAACATGAAGCACCTATGCCACATAAGCACGGCCATCATGTGCGTATTGAAGGTCTTGGGCATCATAAGCGTATCCTGGCTCGTTGTCTTCGCACCGATCATGCTTTATTGGATAGCCGAAAGTATATTGCTGGCGATCATCATTTACATCAACAAGTATTGACATGGCAAAGGTAGGACGACCACCAATGTACAAGACACCGGCAGAGATGCAGAAGAAGATCGACTCCTACTTCGCGCAACATCCCGAACGGCCTACCATCTCCGGGCTGGCTCTCCACCTTGGGTTCTGCGACCGTTCATCGTTGTACCAATACGGTGAGCGTGAGAAATTTATACACACCATCAAAGCGGCAGTCAGCAGAATTGAGGCCAAGCACGAAGAGAACATCTACACCACCGGCGCCGCAGGCTCCATCTTCTGGCTCAAGAACCGGGGCTGGACAGACCAGCAGCAGATCCAACACTCCGGAGGCATCAACATCCAACCAGTCGAATGGGTGAAGAGTGAAGATCAATGAGAAATACGCTGCGCTCTACACGGCAGACACCCGGTATATCTACCTGCACGGCGGCAGGGGATCCGGCAAGTCCTTCGCGGTCGCGGACTACATCAGCCGGCTGACATACCAGGCGGGACACAAGATCCTCTTCACACGCTACACAGCGGCTTCCGCAAGCAAGTCCATCATCCCCGAATTCGTCGAGAAGCTCAAGCTGAACGGATCCGAGCCGGACTTCAAGGTCACGAACGACAAGATCGTCAACATCCACACCGGGAGCGAGATCCTCTTCTCCGGCATCAAGACATCATCCGGCAACCAGACCGCAAACCTCAAGTCCCTACAGGGCATCACCACATGGGTGTACGAGGAGTTTGAAGAACACCCAGACGAGGACTCATTCGACACGATCGACCTGTCCATCCGCGAAGACCACATCCAAAACCGCGTCATCCTCATTTCAAACGCGCTGCACAAGGAGTCATGGCAGCACAAGCGGTTCTTCGAGGACGAGCAGGACACGACACACATCTACACCACGTACAAGGACAACCGGGACAACCTGAACGCCCAGTTCATCCAAATGGCGGAGTGGACGGAGAAGAACAACCCGTACAAGTACTACCGAAACTTTCTCGGCCATCACTACGAAGACCACGACGAGGCTCTCTGGACACCAGATCTCATTCACCACCGGCCGGAGCAGGACTACGACCGGATCGTCGTGGCCATCGACCCGGCAGTCACCAGCAAGGCCGAGAGTGACGAGACAGGCATCGTCGTAGTAGGCAAGAAGGGCAAGTACGGCTTTGTCCTCGATGACGCTTCTGGCAAATACACACCGAACGGCTGGGCAAGTGTCGCGGTGAACCTTTACCACAAGTGGCAGGCGGACAGGATCATCGGTGAGGTGAACAATGGCGGCGACATGATACAGACCGTCATCCGCTCTGCGGACAAAACCGTATCTTACAAAGAGGTGCGGGCTTCACGAGGTAAGGCGATGCGAGCCGAGCCGATCGTGGCACTATACGAGCAAGGGCTGGTCTTTCACGCGAAACGGCTTCCCGAACTCGAGCTTCAGATGACCACATGGAGTCCGCAGTCAAAGGAGTCCCCCGACCGGGTCGATGCACTCGTCTGGGGGCTGACAGAATTGATGCTTAAAAACAAGGGCGGATGGGTAATTTAACCAACAGGATCGCACGCCAGTCAGAGAGTCTCGCCAGGGCGATGGCTCCTCATCTCAAGGCGAACAAGCTCACGGATGCACTCTTGCAATTCGTGGGCAATGACTATCCCATCCTGCACGACGACAACTACCGGGAGCAGATCCAAAAGGGCTACCTGTACAACCCGGATGTTTACTCAATTGTTAACCTTATCACCAATGCGGCTCATGGCGTTCAATGGATGCTGCATGAGGTGAAGGACGAGCGCAAGGCGCAGAAGTACCTCCGGCTTCCGACCGAGGCCAAGCAGTACCAGCTCGAGAAGGTGTGGCGGTTGAAGGAGCAGTCTTTCGAGGAGGTTCACGACGAGAACAACCAACTCTACCGGCTCATGCAGAGGCCGAATGAGATGCAGGGTTGGAGTGAGTTCGTGCAGAAGCTACTCGGCTTCAAGTTGGTCACAGGCAATGCATTCGTTCACGGCGTCCTTCTCGAGAACGGCGCCAATGCCGGGCTGGTCAATGAGATGTGGGTCATGCCTTCGCAGTATATGCACATTGTGGCATCACCCGGCACGGAGGCGGTCGTTCAGGGATATACACTCGAGTACTCGTCCAGGCGGACAAGCTTCACGCCCGAAGAAGTGCTGCACCTGAAGTATTGGAACCCGGACTACGAATCATCTGGCTCTCACCTGTATGGCCTCTCTCCTTTGCGCGCGGCTTCTCGTGTGGTACGGCAGTCCAACGATGCCTACACGGCGCAGACCAGTCTCCTACAGAACAGCGGAGCGATGGGGATCCTTGCGGTCGATCCCGAGACAATGGATCAAGAGCAGGGTGAGCTTCTGGAGAGATCGTACTACAACAAGTACGGCGGACCCGCTAAAAGAGGCAAGATCGTCATCACGGCGGCCAAGCTCGACTGGACACAGATCGGGATGAGCGCGGTGGATCTGAACATCATCGAATCGCAGAAGATGTCCTTGCGCGACCTGTGCAACATCTACAACGTCAACTCCGCACTCCTGAACGATCCGGACAACAAGGTCTACAACAACGTCAAAGAAGCCAGACGGGCGTTGTACATGGAGAAGGTTCTCCCCGAACTCGACAGCCTCCGCGACGAGTTGAACAGATGGCTCACGGATCGCTTCTCGCAGAAGACGGGCAAGCGGTATCACATCGACTACGACCTCGAGTCCATCCCGGCTTTGCAGCAGGACATGAAGCTTGTGATGGAGCAGGTCAAAGATGCATGGTGGCTCACAGGCAATGAGAGACGAGTGGCCATGGGCTACGACACGGCGCCGGAGATGGATCAGTTCTTCCTGCCGGTCTCTCTCATTCCATCTGGCATGACGATGGAGGACACGGACAAGGCGCTCAAGTCCTACTCGGTCAAGCAGACCTTCCGCGACTACCCACAGGCGGCCAGCAACAACGCCAGAAGGGCATTGGAGTTCACCGAGAAGAACCCGAACGACTGCGCCACACAGGTCGGTAAAGTTCGCGCACAGCAGATCGCCGGAAGAGAGGGTTTGTCTTTGGACACGGTGAAGAGGACGTATTCCTTCCTGTCCAGGTCTAAGACATACAATACCGGGTCGTTCACGGATGAGGACGGCAAGCCGGTATGTGGCTCCATTTCATACGCTTACTGGGGCGGCGATGCCATGCTCCGGTGGGCGAAGAAGATCGTCGAAGAGAATGCCTAACCCGCGACCCGGTGAAGAGAGGGAGGAGTTCCTCGACCGATGCATTCCGGAGGTGGTGGCCGAAGGCTATGAACCGGATCAGGCGGTGGCCATCTGCATTGCCTACTTCGAGGGGGAAAAGGATAAAGCCTTCGACATCCTACAGGACAACCGAATAGAGTATTGGAAAGCCTTCGATCGGAGGCGGCAGTCGTTCGAGACCAAGTACACGCGGGTCATTTACCGGGCGATCAAAGAGATGCTGTCTGTTCTACAAGATGCCACGAATGCGAACGAACTCGAAAAGCCGCTCAAGACCGAGATCCTTCAAGAAGCGTATGTGGATCTTTATACGGAAGTGGGCGATCGCTTTGCTCGCAACACTTATGCCGGGCTGAAGAAGATGGAGTACACGGAGACCAAGCAGCAGCCGGCATGGATTGAACGCATGGTGAAATACGCGACCATCGACGCTTCGCTTCGCATCAAAGCCATCGAGGACACGACACGCAGGCAGATCAACAAGATCATCGTGCTGGGCTTGCAAGAAGGTCTCTCAATAGATCAGATCCGCGACAGGATCGTTGGCGTTCCCGGCATCGGCCCATTGAACGGCACGCTCCCGGTGAGGGCAAGGAGAATAGCGCGGACGGAGATCATATCGGCTTCCAACCTCGGCAGTCTTGAGGGCGCATACAGCACCGGGCTGAACTTTCAAAAGCAATGGTTATCCACGCCAGACGAGCGAGTCCGGCGAGACCATGAAGATGCCAACGGCCAGACCGTAGACAAGGGAGCGTTCTTCATTGTCGGTGGTGACAACCTGCAAGTGCCGGGTGATCCCAACGGCTCGGCAGGGCAGGTCATTAACTGTCGCTGTACCCAAATCTACATCACGGAGTAATTTCTTATCTTCTCATCGAATTCAATATATCAGCCATGAGCGCATATCAGATCAAGAGCATACCGGCATCCGTCAAGGACATCGACAGCAAGTCCCGAATGGTGACGGGCTATTTCAGCACCTTCGGATCCGTCGATTCCGACATGGACATGATCATGCCAGGTGCATTCTCCAAGAGCATCCAAGAGAACGGCCCCGAGTCCATGCGGAAGCGGATCGTTCACCTGTACCAGCACGACGTCAATATGCCATTGGCCAAGCCGAAGGTTCTCAAAGAGGACGAGATGGGCTTGTACTTCGAGAGCGAGATCGTCAAGACATCCTATGGTGAGGACGTGCTGAAGCTCTACGAGGCCGGGGTCATCAACGAACATAGCATCGGCTTCTCGACCGTCAAGGCGCAGCCGAAAGGCGACTACACCGAGATCAACGAAGTCAGACTCTTCGAGGGATCCACGGTTACCTTCGGCGCCAATGAGAACACACCTTTCACCGGCTTCAAGAGCATGACCAAGGAGGATGCACTCGAGCGGGTGCAGAAGCTCACGAAGGCCGTCCGCAATGGCACGTTTAAAGACGAAACGTTCCACTTGCTTGAAATTCAACTACGTCAACTCGAGCAGTTCATGCACGACACACTTGACCAGAAGGCGGAGCCGGTCTCCACTTCGCCATCGGACGAGCCGGATGATGTGTATGAGGCACTCGACAGCTTTACAACATCCCTCAAACTCTCTAACTGGAGACTCTAATGAACAACATCGAAACCAAACTCAACGAACTCGGCGAGCAGATCGACGCCAAGATCGACCACGCGCTCGAGGCGCAGAAGGCCAATCTGAACGGCCAGCTGGACAACCTCAAGACCGGCGAACTCAAAGCCCTGACCGACAACTACAACTCCCTCCAGGAGCAGGTCGACAAGATCGAGACGGCCACCAAGCGCAACTCCGGCGAGACCGTGTCCAAGAACTGGATGCAGAACCTTGTCGGCCAGATCAAGGGCATCGAAGGCTTTGCCGAGACTGTCCGCTCCCACAAGGGCGCGACCTTCAACGTACCGGCCTTCTCGACCAAGGTGCTGACCGGTGAGCTGGACTACACCGACTCGACCACGAGCGCCAATGTCGTTGCTCCGGACTACCAGCCAGGCGTTGTGTTCGATCCCGA